ATCACCAGTCATTGCTAAGAACTTCTTAGTCGTTGTTGTATTTGGTGCTAAAGATAAAGGTGCTCCTGCTCCATTAGAATAAATTATTTGACCGATACCAGTACTAAATGGATTAGCCATACCACCCAAACCAACTAAGGTATAAGTTGGAATGTTTAAAGTTGCCCCAACTAGTGTAGCACTACCATTATTTCCAGTTGTCGTTAATGTGATGGCGTTTTGTTTAGAACTAAAAGTTAACCAGTCTGCACTGCTTAAATAACCATTAGCACTATTTGTAGCAACTGGTATGCTCATAGTCTTTGTTCCACTATTCCATACTAAAGGTGATGTAGCGATAATATCAGTTGATACTATATAACTAGGAGTAAAAAACTCCAAAGCAGTGCCAAGTGTATTTACTCTTAATAATTGTTGAGCCGTACCACTTGGGAATGCACTTGTAAATGCATAAGCACTATCCCATTGCCCTTGCTTAGTATTCGTAGGTAATGAATACCCACTCGCAAAGCTAAGTGCAAGTGTCCCACTTGATGTGATTGGTGATCCAGTCACACTAAACCCAGTAGGAGCAGTTAGTGCTACGGAAGTCACCGTACCACTACCAGCACCACTACTCGGAATATAAGTTATTAATGATTTGTTTATTCTCATTATATTGTTTTCGTTACCAAGTTGCTATTGCTACTCTTTTCCAAGTATTTGTTGCTGTACAAATATAAATATAATCAGCATCTATTCTTATTTCACCAAGTGTACCTGTTGAAGATGCAGTTGCAGGAGCAGTATTTAATGCTGATAATCTAAATTGTGTAGATGTTACAGTGCTACTAAAAGTTGTCGCCCCCGTTATCTTCGCAGTGCCTTGCACTTGTAATAATTCTCCAGTTGATGCTACCCAACTACCAACATTAACAGTTCCATCATTACCATTAAATGTCATTACTGTTGTTGTAGGGTTATTGCTTCCCGTTCCAACTAATATTGATGATGTGCCATTAGAGTTATATGATTGAATAAATGATGTTCTACCAGTAGATACTGTTCTTAGGTTTATACCTGGTATAGATGCACTTACAATAACACCCAAATCAGATGTATTTGAATAAGCCTTACTAAATGTTGCACTATCCGTTATCTTCGCAGTGCCAGTGACTTGGAGACGTTCTCCGCTATCTCCAGCAGCAGAACCTACCGCAAGGTTACCCGTACTATAAAGCGTCATTGATTGGGTTAAAGATACTGTTGCTTCAGCAGTTCCACTTGCAGCAATAAACCATTGGTGTTGTCCATTTATTTGAGCATATTCTGTGGCAAATGATGAATTTATATAAATCCTATTTCCAGCAGTATTATAGTAATAGTTTGCACCTACATACGTTCTACTATTTACACTCCATAGAGACGCAGTTCTAACTTGCAAAGCAGTAGTATTAACTGTACTCCACGCACTCGGAGTCGCACCTATACCGAGATTGCCAGATGCGTCAAGACGCATACGTTCGGTAGAGTTGGTTTCAAAAACCATATTATTAGTTCCACCTAATCCGCCTCTTATCGCTTGTGTTCCTACTGTTGTAGTAAGTCTTAATAAGGCACTACCACCATTAGAGTTAATTGTTAATATGGTATTTGTGTTACTCTTAAATACCACATCGCCAGTGACTTGTAGCTTCTCGCCCGTGTCTGATGTGCTGCCGATGAGTAAGTTTCTTGAAGAGTTTAATCGCATACCTTCTGTCTCACCATTAGCCCTAAATATTAAATTAGAACCAGCGATATTTAAATCAGCCCAAGCACTTAATGCACTATTGTTAGCACCTATTGTAGCACCATTTGTAGCCGAACCTAAATAACCAGCAATAATTTTATTAGCACCAGTATTACCTATTACCAATGCTCTTTGCCAAGCACCTGCTGGGTCTGGTACTGATGTATCACCAATAGAAGTTTGTCCTCGTAAAAAATTCGAGGCAGTTCCGTTCATATAGATATTCCAACGACCAGTAGCGGCTGCTATATCTCCATAGAACGCATAGTTATTAACTGCACCAGTTAAAGATGGAGCAACAAAAAATCCATATTGATTATTAACAGTTGAACCAGCACCAAATGTTCCTTGAGTAGCTAAATAATGACGTAACGCACCTAATGTAAATGTAGTTGCTTGAGTTGCTGCACTTGTATAAAAATATTCAGCCGCACTAACACTAGATTGAACAACACCATCTTGAAGTATTCCATAAGATGTACCACCTCCAGCAATGTTCTTACTAATTCTTAAACTTGAAGCAGTCAAACTGGTACTACCAATCCCCACACTATCACTAAAATAAGAAGTACCAATCACTTGTAACTTCTGACCCGTGTCACTCGCACCAGTGCCGATACCGAAGTTGGTAGAAGAAAAAAACCTTGCTGCTTCAGCACCATTTGATACTTGAAATATGTTTGCCGCAGCTCTAAAAATATTAGATGCAAATGATACTTGTATATTTCTGTCAGTAGAGCCAACTCTAAAAGACCTTCCACTAGCACTATCAATATTGAATATAGTATTATCTGAACCATCATAGGTTATATATCCCCTTGTGCCAGTAGTCCCAAATTGCAACCTTTTATTAGTTGAATCATAGGTTAGCCCAGCATCCCCAGCTTGTGTTGTCGCACCAGTGAAGTAAGCGACTTGACCACTTGTGCCCGTTCCCGTTATACCACTATCAGCACTAGGTGTCCATATCGTTCCATTATATTTAAGAACCTGACCATTAGTAGCACCAGTAGTATCTACGTCATGTAGTTCGCCTAACTCCCATCCGTTCATCACCTTAACATACAACTTACCATTGTTTGCGTGAGCGTACTCAACGTAACCTATGACAATAATATGTTGAGGAGCAATAGGCTTGATGTTAGTCAAAGCACCTGCCGTAATAGGACTTAAATATATCACATCACCATCTGCCCACGTTTCACCTTGTAATGAACCTGTTGTGTTGATGCTCTCAAGCGAACCAACGGTCATTATAAACCCTTCTTGGTTTGTTGCTATTGTCTCCGTAACAAGTCCTATTGTATCTGCACTATTATTGTCGTTATTAGCTTGTGCTAAAGCAACCGCTAATCTCTGCCCTTGTGCGCCACTTATTCTTACCGCTTGATAGGCTGCCTTAGTTAGTGTAGTATTAGGACTAACTTTATTTACCACTCTTGCTACCAAGTCAACACCATTCTTTAAAATAACACTACCACCTTTTAGGGTGGTCTCACTGCTACCGATTGTATCGTTCCATCTCGTAGTACCAACCGCAGCCGTACCCGTAGGAGAGGTGTCTAATGTCATTTGACCAGCCTTCAACTCAAACTCACCCAAGTTAACGTTAGTAGTTGCACCTGTATAAGGTACTTTAGCGTTTAATGCGTTTTGTAAATCGGTCTGATCTGATAAAGTACCTGTAATATCACCCCATACCGCAGCCCCATCAGTAGGTACTTCATAAGACACGTTGATGTAAGTAGCACTCACCGTCTCACTTACATAAACGTCAGTCACATTATATGATACTTTTATTGTCATAATTATACTGTTATTTGGTCAATAACTTTAACATATCCGTTCATATAAGTGAACGTACCACTTGGGTTAGTAACTTGCAAATCATAAGCGAACTCGCCAACGCTATAAGTAGCCGTAGTTACACTCGACAAGTTTACACTCCTTTCATTGGTAGCACCAACAACAAAGAGCGCATTGTCCCAAGTGAACTGAGTCACCCCAGCACTATTCTTAGCCATTAGCTTAAATGTCCAAGTACTTACGTCAATAGGGGTGACCTCACACTCCTCCTCGTAGAACTTTAAGTTCATATTCCAAGTGTCACCTCTTCTAATTTGTTTTAAATTATGTTCGCTCATAACCTATCTGCTTTATCTTTTAATTCCAATTTTATATCTTGCAAAGCGTCAAATATCTTACCCAATTTCTCACCAATCTCATCCTCTTTTTTCTCAAGGGTGCGGACACGAAGATCAAGTTCTCTCAACTTAATCTTCATGTCCGTAAACATCTTCGACAATGCCATTGCAAATGCAATAGTCTGAATAATAATTGTCACAATCACCCCTTGCTCCATCTTAAATTACTTTTTAGCGTCACTTGCAAAAATGCCTACTAATAGCATTCCAAGACCAGCTAAGACCATTTTCCAATCATTAGCCATTGCACCTTCCCAGATCATTGGCAATCCTGCTACTGCTCCGAAAAGGCTTGTCTTTACGTTTTCCATCATTTGTTTCATATTATTGATTTTTATATTGCCGTGTAACAATGTGTTACAGTCGTTCCGTTTAATGAAGCTCCTAAGTTTATTATCGGTGTTACACCATCGAGTGTAACCGCATAATTAAAATACCATTTGCCACCATAACCTACTGCCACAAGTTTGTACGTTCCACCTGACTGAGATCCAGCCGCAGCCGTCACCTTGCCACTCGAGACAACATCTTGGTCTCTTATTAGTGTGTCTGTTATAGGACTTGCTCCTTGTAAAGTATAAGAGTATGTAGGGAAAGTTCCGTAAGTAGAGTCTAATGTAA